ACCACCTATCTCAAACGGCTATTAACAGAAAAGCCAACTACGGAACTACTGTTGATAAGGATAAGTTGGAAACGTTTATACACTTTGTCTGCAAAGAAAGGAATATTCAAGTACCTGACTTTTTAAGCAGTTCAAGGAAACGCCACTTAGTAGAAGCAAGGCAATGGGTTTGTTACTACTTTACCGAGTATTGCAACCGAATGAAACTAAGCAAGCCAACATTAGGCTACATAGGTGAACAGATAGGGGGCAAAGACCACGCAACGGTACTACACGCTATAGGCGTTATCCAAAACCTATTAGATACTGATAGAACAAAAAAAAACGAATTTACCAAACTTTATAACAAATACCTAAATGATTAAGACCGTAACAATAGAATTAGAGGTATCGGTAGATTTTGCCGCAAACGAGATACCCGCAGACCGCAGCGACATAGATATTCACCGGGTACTATTAGGCGGCAAAGACATAACCCAAGCCTTAACACAAAGCCACTTTGCCTTTGATATTATAGCCGATGATTTAGTAGAACAAATAAACAATTAAAACTATGAGAACTTTAAGAATTGACAAAGAAACCAACCCATTAGGTACTGTTAAATACTACCTAATGTATCAAGCCGATGAGGGCGAGTTGTTTAAGCCGATAGGTTTTAGCACAAGCGAAGCCGATATATTAGGCGAGTTTGCTAAAGCAAAAGAAAACATAGACTTAGGCATCGCCGGTACAACAGTAATCAAACAAGAAACATTTTAAACTATGGAACTTCAGAAATCAGACAGCATCGTTAACCTTACCAAAGCCTTAATGCTTTTTAGTATCAAGATAGGTAAGATTAAAAAAGAAAACACCAACCCGTTCTTTCATTCGCTTTACGCAGACTTACCCGCTATACAGGATGCCATAGCCGACCCGCTACAAGAAAGTGGCTTAGTGGTTACGCAGTTGCCTTGTGGCGATGGTTTAATAACTATGCTTGCCCACGCAGAAAGTGGAGAGTATATTATGGCTAACAGCATTATGAAGCCCGTTAAGAACGACCCGCAATCTATGGGTAGTGCCATTACCTACCAACGTAGGTATTCATTAGCCGCCTTGCTTAACCTTAACATTGATAAAGATGATGATGGTAACGCAGCAAGTGTAGCACCTCAACCCGTACAACTAAATGAGAAGCCCTGGTTAAATAAGTATTCCGATAAGAACAAAAGCATACTATCTAAAGAATGGAACGGTGCTATTGTTAAGCTGCAAGACGGAACAACAACCATTGCTAAGATTAAAGACTATTACCGGGTATCAAAAGAGAACGAACAAGAATTACTTAACATACGATAAATGATTGGAGGAATAATAAACACTATGGAAACATCAGCATTAGTAGAACATTTTAACAAAGCCGATATTAGTTTTGATGTATGGGCAGAGCAGCGAAGAGGTAAAGTAACTGCAAGCCTTGTGCATAAACTAATGAAAGGATTTAACAACGAAACCGCTAAGACGTACATTAAGACCTTAGCGGGGGAGAGCATAGGTATTTACGATGAGGACAATTACCAAAGCCCGGCAATGATAGCGGGTAGCGTCAATGAGTTTGCAGCGATGCAAGAATATATCAGCTACCCAACCACCGGTGCCGTTATCTATGGCTCTAAAGTATTTGTACCGCTTGGTGAGAATGCAGGGGTAAGCCCTGATGGGGTAGAACTGATAGACTTTCAAAAGATATACCTTGAAGTTAAATGCCCGTTTACCCCTAACAAGTATGTTGAATTGATATTGTGTAACACAGTAGAAAAGCTAAAGAAAGAACGACCCGATGTATACTGGCAATGTGTAATGAATATGCTTGTGTTGGATTGCCAAGCGGCTAAGGTATTGGTTTATCATCCTAAAAAGGGGCTAAGGACTATTGACGTGCCACGAATAGAAGAGGATATATTAGAGTGCCAAGAGGCTATCAATAAGGCAGTAGAGTTGAAGTTAGAGTTAACAGCAAAACTAATTGATGTACTCACTACCAATTAAGCCACTAAGCGTTAACCAGGCTTGGCAGGGAAAACGGTTTAAGACTAAAGACTATTTGAGTTATGAACGGGCGGTGATGTTGATGTTGCCAAAGTTAAAGTTACCAGAGCCGCCTTTCATTCTCACTTTAGAATTTGGTTTTAGCAGCCCCCTGGCAGACCTTAGCAACCCGATAAAACTCTTTGAGGATATACTGCAAAAGAAGTACGGGTTTAACGATAAGGAGATTTACAAGATAGTAGCCACCAAAACACACACTAAAAAAGGTAACGAGTTTATTAACTTTAAAATTGAACATTATGAACAGACAAATTAAATTTAGAAGTTGGAATAACAATAGAATGTTATACAGCCACAACAACACTATTAATAAATCAAACGTTCAAAACAGTTGGTTTTTTAATACAGTAAATGAGGATGATATTATAATGCAATACACTGGGTTAAATGATACTAACGATAAGGAAATATATGAGGGGGATATAATACAGTTTAAATGTGAAGATAGTGTGGAGGAATTAGGCTATTTTTTCATTACAGGAATTGTACTATATAATGGTGGAAGTTTTAGAGTTAGTGAACTTGACTTTGATTACGCATCTAAAGGTGAGTTACCAATGACATTAGAGGAATGGTTAAATGATAGTTGTGTTATTATTGGCAATATGTATGAAACACCTGAACTGCATAACAACCCACCATTAGATTAAAAAACATTTTGCCGATTAAAAAATAATTACTATATTGCACACGCACAATTCAATTACATCAACAATGACAAAGCAATTATCTATTAACAATAAGCCTCTAACAAGGCGCAATCGGAGGGAGTTGATGCCCGGTGCAACCGATTGTGTCTTAATGTTAGGGGCTATCCTTGTTTAGATATGGCGAAGCGACCTTACGTTAAATTTTATGTTGATGATTTCTTTGGCAGTTTTAAAACCCAAAGGATGACTACCGAACAAATAGGTGCTTACTTTCTTATGCTTATGGCATCAAGTCAAGAAGATAATATAGACCTTTTAGATGATGATGAGTTACTGGGTTCTATCACAAGGCTTGGCAAAAAATTTAAAAACAATTCAAAGGTTTTAAAAAGTTGCTTTAAAAGTGATGATGGTAAGATTTACAGCGACAAGCTAAGAAAGGTACTTAAGGAATATGATACTTACGTTGAAAATCAACGCATTAAGTCTTTGAAAGGAGTTAAGGCTCGCAAACCCACGGGTAACCCACGGGTCAATTATTCAGAACCCACGGGTAACCCAACCATAACCATAACCAATAACCATAACCAAGAACCTATTAAAAAAGAAAGTAATAAAGAAAAAGTGGCGGTTTTTACAAAACCTACTTGGAACGAGGTTGGTAACTTTATTTTTAAACACTTATTAGAAAAAGATATTAACCCTGACAAACTAAAAGTGCAAGCCGAAGCTAATAGCTTTGTTGACTATTATGAAAGCAAAGGTTGGTTGGTAGGTAAAAGCCCGATGCGTAACTGGCAGGCCGCAGCCCGTAGATGGGTAATTGACAAAGACGTAAAGGCAGAGGTTGTTCAACAACGTAAATTCTTAGGAGAGGACTAATGAAAAGAAAAGATACTAAATACATAGACCTTGCGGAGTTTGATAATAACTTACCCCCGGCTGATGTTGAACTGGAGAAAGTGGTTTTGGGTAGCTTGCTTATTGAAACAGGCACGATGCAAAAGGCAGAACAGTTTTTAGATGCTGATTGCTTTTACCATCCACCGCACGCTGAAATATACAAAGCTATTGTTTCACTATACAACAGCCAACAGCCCTACGATATAATGACTGTAACCAACAAGCTAAGAGCCGATAAGCAATTATCTTTTATTGGTGGAGTGGTTTACATATCAACCTTAACAAACAGGGTGGGAGGAACAGGAAACCTTTTAGCGCATTGTGCTATACTGAAACAAAAAGCCCTGCAACGTAAACTTATAGCCACCGGGTACGATATGGTTAAGGTTGGATATGATGATAACAAAGATTGCTTTGATGCTATTGATGAAGCGGATGCAAGTGTTAAGTCAATATCCGCATCGTTAATTACAAGCCAAAACAATCTAAAGACCTTTAGAGATTTAATGCAGATGGAAGCCGATGCTTACGATGCAATGGCAAGCGGTAAGACCAGGGGAGTAAATGTTAATATCTACAATTTAGACGTATACACTAACGGTTGGCAGAATGGAAACTTGATTGTGATAGCAGCCCGTCCTGCAATGGCTAAGTCGGTACTGGCATTAAACAACGCAAAAGAAGCTGCAAAGAATAAAGTACCTGTTGCGTTCTTTAGTTTAGAGATGAGTAGCGTAGAACTGATGCAGAGGTTAGCAAGCGATGAAGCCGATGTAGATTTTGACTTGGTAAGGAGGGGGAAAACCAACGATGCAGACAGGGCTAAGATTAACACCGCACTTGGTAAAATTGAAAATTTACCCCTTTACATTGATGATACCGCACAAACTACCGTGTTAGGTATATGGAACAAGGCAACAAAGATTAAAAGCGAATACGGGCTTGGGTTGATAGTTGTTGATTATATCCAGTTAATATCAGCACCTGAAATGGGTAGCTATGCCGATGCCAATGCAAGGGTAAGCCATATAACCCGAAACTTAAAGCTAATGGCTAAGGAATTAAACGTTCCTGTAATAGCCCTAAGTCAGTTAAGCAGGGAGGTTGAAAAACGTGGAGGGCAAAAACGCCCAATATTATCCGACCTAAGAGATAGCGGTAGCATAGAACAGGATGCTGATGTAGTAGTGTTCCCGTGGAGACCTGCATACTACGATATAACGCACGATGCTAATGGCAATCTTTACCCTGATGGTTATGCTGAATTGATATTTGCCAAGCATAGGAACGGTAGTTTAGGGGATGTGAGGTTAACCTTTACCGGCAATCGCCAACGCTTTACGTCTTTCCAAGAAACGCACCCGCAAATTAAAGAGCAACCGCTAAAACCTAATATTGATTTTACAGAGCCAACCAAACAACGTAACGCACCATTCTAATGGAACTATCAAAAGAAATACAATCGTTCATTCAAGGGCTTGTAAATAGCAGAAAGAAGCTATTAGCCGCTAACATAGGCAACACCTCATCGCCTGTTATTAAAAAGCACGAAGCACTAACAAAGGCATTTGATTATGCTAAGTCAATAAAGACCAATGATGTTGGTTGGTGCAAGTTTTTGCAACGGTGGGAGAAAGATATTAGGCACATCCTTATAGCCAACCGTTCACTCGCAGCAATGGAAATGAAGCTGATGCTAATAATAATTGAAGTTAATAAAACAAGGTAAGATATGAAGATACTAAATTTATATGCCTGCTTAGGTGGCAACCGTTACAAGTGGGGTAATGAACACGAAATAACCGCAGTAGAACTTGACCCTGAATTGGCACGAATGTACCAAGAAAGGTTTCCTAATGATACGGTTATTGTAGCCGATGCTCACCAATATCTATTAGACCACTATAAGGAGTTTGATTTTATTTGGACAAGCCCGCCCTGCCCAAGCCACAGCCGAATAAGGTTTAATCAAGCAAAGGGTAGGCAAGACGATGTCTATAACGCAGAGTACCCCGATATGAAGCTATACCAAGAAATTCTACTACTCGATAATTACTTTGAGGGCAAGTATGTTGTTGAAAACGTTATACCGTATTATGAGCCACTAATACCCGCTCAAAAGAGAGGTAGGCATTTGTATTGGTGCAACTTTACTCTACCAAGCATTTTAAGCTATAGAAAATCGGTTGTTGGTACCGGTGTTGACGAGGTAAAAAAACTATGCCAATTTCACGAAATAGATTTAACTAACTACAAAGGCGAGCAACGAAAAGATAAAATAGCCCGTAACTTAGTAGATTATGAAGCGGGTAAAACCATATTAGATACAGCCATAGGAATAATAAGGCATTTAGATACAAAACAAACAACTTTATTTTAACCCCTTAACCCACAAGCGATTAAGCCAAAAGCGAAAATAATGTTTGGAGTTGTGGTTCTAAGTAGTAATTTTACCACTATGAAAGAACAAGAACCATACAAGGCTTTTAAAGATAAAGAAGCCACCGAAAGTGTTAAGATAAAAAAATCGTTACTTAACAAGCTAAGAACTAACAAATTAAAAACAGGAGTTAATATAACCGCCTTTGTAGAGCAAGCCATACAGGACAAACTTAAAACCAAGTAACAACACTAACAATGAAGAATAACCACACGCCAACGCCTTGGATAATACTT